TTTTAGTGATTTAGTAAATGCTGATTTGATTTTAGCTTTGGTGGCTCCCTCATCTACATCAAATTCAGTGGATTCTTGGATGCTATCAGAAGCAACAATGAAGTACTTATCATATCCAGCATTAGTTAGAGCAATTGACTTATCCTTCTTCCACTTGGATATTTGAGTTTCATCATACTGGACTGCTTGGCGGATAAACCAGTTACCACGCCTCTCTAGGATACGGAATCCAGTGAAAGTGCTTTCGGGGAACTCATCGCGCAAGTCTTCAAGGATTGATGTGGTCACACCACCCAATCTATCCCTATCAATTTTGCGAACAGTCCCAGTAACTCGGTTACGAAGATATCCATTCTGATGACCCAATCGCCCCACGCTAATTCTAGTTTGACCGTCATATGACTCGATTTCAGTGGTATACCTAGTCCAACCAGCTTCACCATCAGTGAGAACCATTACGTGTGCTTTCTCAACATTATTATTCTTTTTGAATTGTGGAAGGATTTTGCGTAGTGAGATTAATGCTTCATTGAGTGGAGTACCAGAAAGACCTACTCTACTAGGAACAATATCACCACCCCTAGTATTATAGGATGCAGCAATCATATAGATTGTTTGCATTTGGCGTTGTAGTTCTTTACGATTGACTGTGCTAGTAAGAATATTCATCATACTAAACTCATCACCAACCATAAACTCATTTGGATTATCAGAGTTTGCTTGGAAGCTTGCGTTATCTCGGTTCCACTCGTTAGTGAATGCATAGACCTCAAAGGGAATATTCACTTTATCGCAGAACATAACGATAGATAGTAGTTGCTTGATAGTATCTTCTAGGATATAACACATAGAGCCAGACCAATCAAGAACAAATACAAGACCGTGATTCTTCCCCTGTGGGAGAGTTGTTACTTTCTTGAATAAATCTTCGTTGTACTTATAGGTATGGAGTTTAGTGCAGTCAAGAACACCAGTTCTGGATGTTGATGCGCGGGAGTATGCGGCAGCAGACTTCTTACACTCAAACTCCTTCACCATATAGTTGACTTCACTTTGAATATTGCGCTTGAATTCGGCATACTTTTTATCATATACCCCAAATAGATTATTGATAAAGTAATCAGCATTTTCTGGGTTGTTATCATATAAGGATTGGCGTTGCATTGTGAATGAAGTACTAATATATTCGTGAACATCTTTGTTGGTAGCAACATACTTATCAGCTGGGAATGATGGATAAGTCAGGTAAAGAGGCTCGTTATAGGTACTCTTTGTAGCCATATCTTCAAGGTTCTCGTTGAAGTTTTCCATAGTACTTACTTCATCAGTAAGATTACCAGCAGAATCACCGCCGACATTCTCACTATCATCACTTTCAGTTCTCTCAATAGGTTCCTCATCACCCTCACCTTCTTGGGGAGCGCCACCCTCACTAGATTCGCCTTCACTATCGGATGGTGCTTCTTCGGGCTCTTCGCTTTCTCCACCATCAGTTCCCTGTGGCTCCTCGGTGCTCTCTGGGGAAGAGCTAACTTCTTCATTAGCAGATTGCTGCTGCTCTTCTTTCTGCTGCTCGTGGAGGGCATAGAGTGCCTCTGCTGCTGCGATAGCATCATCGAAGGTTACAGCGGCAGCACATTGGTCCACAACAACCATCTCGGCAGCTGTGAAAGGAACTTTTAGGAAGTTGCCGATCTTGAAGTGTAGGTTTACACGATCAGCAATATTCATTGCGGATACATCTTCATCGGCAATACCGAAGAAGTCTTGATCGTGGAGTTCTTGATATCCACGGAAGAATGTTTTGGGGAGACCTGCGTATTTTTTCTTCATCAATACTTCAATACGCACATCTTCTGTGACGTTAATGAAGCCCTGTGGGATTTTAGTTTTCTTTCTCCAATCCTCGTCTGGTGTGAAGAGAGCGTGGGCTACTTCGTGGGAGATGAGGAGGTTGAATACATTGTTGGATGCTTTCTCCCATCGTGGGAGCGTGAGGACACGGCTATGGACATTGAAGCTGGCAGTGCTTACATTTTTGTGCTCAACTAAAAGGTCTTCTGTTGCGAGCAGACGGGCAAGTGTGCCTTTGACTTCTAGGTTGACTGACATAGCGTATCCGTTTCAATGAAATTATTATAGAGCATTAAAAAGCCCCTTGGTGGGGCAGTGGACACTATTCAGACTGTCTAAGGTATGTGGGATTACAATTTATATTAAACACAATAGACCTCCTCAAACCAGAACCTTCATAAGGTCTTACATGATGATAGATGTGTCCAGGAATAATATACAGTCTACCGCAAATTATGTCTGGTGTAAATGACGTAGCAAATTCGCTAGAGTTATTTGAGCCAGATAGAGCTGTATGAGTAAAAGAATCAGTTCTCATTAAAGTTATTCCGCAGCAGGTATCAGGGACATTTGAATAATATACACCAATAAGGTCAGTTTTACCGTGATTGTGCATTGTATTATAAGCATAACACTCATTTTCCAATAACCACATACTCATTCTAGATACGTATAAATTTGTATGATTATTATCCAAAAATTCATCAACAAACTCGGTGGTCAGATTATATAACTCCTGCAAAAATTTATACTCATCCAAGTCGCCAATTTCATTATATAATTCAGAATGCCAACCACCAATATTAGTCTTGAAGATGCCAGGATCTTTATTTCGGATATCACTAAAATCAGCCTCTATAGAATCATTACTAACAAGTGATCTTAGATCGGTAGATACAATAAAACTAGGAAATAAGTTAGTATCTATAAGGTTGTTCTTAAATTTACTCATATTACTTAGAAATTAGTTTGGAGAATCCACGCTCTTTTTCAAATTTTAACACACTATCAAAACGTTCATGTAGCTCTGTCTTATGACTGATGATAAAGATATTAGCATCCTTAACAACATAGCGGATAATCTTAAGGAACTCTTCGGTCCCAAAACCATCAAGTGAGCTATCAAATACTTCATCCATAATTAGTAGATTGGTATTGACTGAATTACGGACTCTAGCAACCTCACGCCAAGTGAATAGTAATGCTAGGTCAATACGCATTTTCTCACCCTCGGAGAATGAAGCATAAGAGAATCGTTCGTGGATAGGTGATACAACAGTCTCATTGAACTCTTCATCAAGGTTGAAGTTAATGTAGAACTCCATCATTTGAAGATACTTATTAACGTGCTTATTAATGAGGGGGATATATCGTTTGATGATATTGGTCTTTACACCACCATCTTTCAAGAGTTCGTTGAGAAACTTATACCTTTCCATTTCAGTATTGAGTTCACATCTCTTATCAGTAACTTCTGATAGTTTGGTAGCAATACTAGACAACTGCTCCTTAGCTTCTCCCTGATTTTCAATAGACTCACGAATACTCTCAACTTCTGTTTCAAGGTTACTAATATTCTTATTGATATTAGTTATATTCGTATTGTTTGAATTTAGCTTACGATTAAGATCTAAAACGTTACCAGAAACTTCAGTAAAACTCGCTTCACGAGCTTCTTCTTCTTTAATAGATTTTTCAAGGTCCTGATATCCAACCTTAAGAGACTTGGCTTCATTACCCAATTCTGAGAGTTTAGTTTGTCTTAGTGCTTCATCAATGTCTTGGGTGCAGGTGGGGCAGCTAGTATTATCATTAAAGAACTTATGATTCTTTGATAGGGTAGTAATCTTCTGCTGAATCTTTCCTTTCATACCACCAAGCTCACGCAACTTATCACCAGCACCTTTGAGTTCTTCTAACTCGGTGGTTAGAGTTTCAATCTGCGCTAGAACTTCCACAGAACTTTCCTGGAGTTGCTGCTGCTCAAGCATATGATGCTTAATACTCTCACGCTTCTTCTCAATATTAGCTTGACCACGCTTAGTAATATCATCAATAAACTTAGCTTGCATCTCACCTTTCTCTTTTAGGGAAGATCTTTTAAGGTCAAGTAGTTTTAGTTCATCCCTAACAGTTCTGGTGCGATCCTTAACAATGGAAGACATAGAACTGAATACACGGATGTCTAGAAGATCTTCAATAACCTCACGACGGTGAGCAGCAGATAGCTGCATAAAAGGAACAAAAGTAGAACTACCAAGGATAACAATTTGGGTAAAGGACTTATAATTTACTTTAAGAATATTTTCTTCTAATGTGACTTGATTGTCTCTATCGTCACCCCTCTTATCAAGGAGCTTTCCATCAACCTCAATGTCAAATACGTTAGGCTTGATACCGCGCCTAACCAAATAATTACGATTATTATTACTAAACTCAATCTCAACAAGACAATTTTTCTCAGTTACACTATTCACTAACTGTGGCTTATTGATTTTTCTGAACGGCTTGTTAAATAAAACAAAGGTGAGTGAGTCCAGTATAGTGGATTTACCCGCACCATTACTACCAATAATTAGATTTGTGTTATTCGCAAGAAAATCTATCTCGGTGAAAGAGTCACCAGAAGATAGGAAGTTTTTATAGCGAAGCTTTTTGAAGATCAACATATTAGTCAAGAGGGGGTGGAATAAATAAGTCTTCTTTTTTTACAAGGATGTAATTGCGTTCTTTTTCATTTAAAATATTAATAGCGGCACCCAGTTCAACTTCGGCTATATCCATAGTTAAGCTTTCGCCAACAATATAACCGTCGTCTTGCTCTAACATTATAGCATACCTTTCGGCATCGTCACGATCTTGGAAAATAAGGACCTCTGGTTCCTTCCCATTATCCCTCAAAGAATATATGTTAGTGCCTTCACTATCCACGCTAGTTAGAAGATAGCATTGATCTTCTGATTTCATTAGACCTCACAGGCTTCTTGGTAAATGGTGGATAATAAGTTTTTAATTTCATTCTTATCCAAGGCACTATCCTCAAAGTCAGCGTCATCAACATAGCGATTTAGGATTGAGAGTGTATTCTCTTCGGCATCGCTAGCGTCAAAATCTTCCGTCTCTTGGATATTGAAGTTCTCAACGACCTTCATATCAATCAGACCAACATTGAATAGTTTATCTAGGAACCTATCAAAGTCTTTCTGTTTGGTTTTCTTGCGGACAACGACCTTAACAATCTTATTCCGATACTCGGTAGCATTGAATAGTTGATGCTTTGTATCCTCGTAATATACGATTGAGAATAGTGTGTTTGGATTGTTTACATACTCAATCTCACCCGTCTCTGTATCAAATAGAACAAAACCACGGGCATCATTTACATCATTCCAATACATCTCATATGGATTACCCATATAATAGATGTGACCATCATCAGATCTTGTGTGGAAGTGACCCGATAATACTTTATCAAACTTACTAAACTCAGAGGGCTTTACTAGCCCCTTATCATCCTCAAACTTATGACCACGATATGCCTCAAAGCCACCGAGTTCTAGGTGACCCATAGCATACTTTGCGTCACTATTAGTAATCATTTCCTTGGTTCTAGTAACATTCTCGTCACATATCCAAGGCAACATTAGGATTTTTTCACCATTTACTGTAATTTCAGTGGGATCTGAATAGGTTTTTACATTCTCATAATCTTGTAGAAGAAGATCAGGGGAGTTGGTCCTATTCGTTGATTTGAAATAACAGTCGTGGTTTCCTACAACCATATGAACATCAAAGTCCTTCATTGGATCAAAGACTACACGCTTGGTCCATTGTAGAGAGTTGTATTCAATGGATTTTCTGCTATCAAAAGCATCACCCAGATGAAGGATAGTCTTTACACCACGGGCTTTTAGTGTGGGGAAGAATACTTCGGAGTAGAACTTCTCAAAGAAGTTGTGTAGATAGTCAGCACCTTTTCTCGCCCCATAATGTGTATCTGTGATAATAGCTACTAGACTCATGAGTTTAGCTTGGTAATGATGTTTTCTTTGATTGCGTTGTAATCGTTACGATATTCGTTGGTTAGATTAGCGTCAGAAGTCATTAGGGCTTCAAATCCACTCTTCTCTACAATCTTGGTTTTGATATCAAGCTGTCTCTTCTCTCGCTGAATGCGGCGTAGAAATGCGAAGTAGCTAATCTGGGTGAAGTATGCGAATGGATTCTTTGACTTAGCTGGGTCAAAGTTATGAATGTATTGTACGCAGTTCTCAATACCATCGGAGATCATATCCTCACGGTACATATAGTTTACGAAGTTAGACTTATAGCTAAGGTGGGTAGCAATCTTAAGGAAACAAGACCCAATATAGTTAGTAATCCTAGGCTTAGGGCGATCATTAGCAGCAGCTTCAGCTACCTTCTCTCGGTACTCGATAAGAGCATCAAGAAAATCTCTATTGTTAACGTAATGTTCAGTTTTAGCTTTAGCCATAGCACTTCTACTGCTTATATGGATACATTATAGCACAGATTCACAATAAATGGTAAAGACTTGACAAGGGTCTCAAAATGGAGTACAATCAGCCTTGTCGAGGTTGATAAGACACTTTAAGTACTTAGAGAGACATAGAGATACTTATACATCACTTGGATTCTCATATGAATCAGTATCTCTATAAAGTTTTTCTAGAACATCTTTAAAGTCTTTTGTATTCCCTACATAACCTATTTTATTAGAAGTTGATATCTCCCTTTTAGGTTTAGGCATTAAGTTAATCTTTTTCCTGTAGTATGAGTTATAGTCATTAAGAACATTCTCATCTGTAATTTCATTTACTGTGATAATTTTAGTAACATCAATACAATGAATCGTATCATTTTTAAGACACAACCAAGGCTCTAATGAATACCTTTTGTTTCTTCTTCTATCCCGTAATTGTATTCTTAATGGATTAGTAAAAGATAAGATTGTATAAGAACCATCCTTTTCAATACTCAGTAATGTACATACAACTTCTTCACCCGATACTAGTTTAATAGATGCTATCTTCTTATCAGTCATAATACTTACCGTAAATTAACATTGATTATGTCATAATTAAATTTTTCTTCGTTATATGTTTTAATACGTTCAATTAAGTGATTAAGAGTGTAGTTCTTTTTACCATTCTTTGTCGTATCATCAGCTATATCATATAACATAGCTTTATCTTTATTAGAACCTTTTCTAAGAACACGCCCTATACTTTGTAGATTACGTATACGTGATTTAGATGGAGAAGCAAATATTACATTATGTAGATTTTTGATATTGATACCAGTACTTCTACATCAACACCACCATGTACGAAGAATACTTGGTGTTTCTCATCTTTCTTATTATTTATAAGATCGTAAAGGAGTTTACCGTGATTTTCTACTCTTGTGAATAGAACCAAAGTATTACCTTTCAATCCTAATGATAGATTGCTAATAAATTTGTTTCTTCTTTCATGTCCGATAAGATACTGAATCTCATCTTCATAACGCTCAAACTTCTTCTCATCGTGTTTTAGTAGAAGAACTTTTATATCAAGTTTAGCTACATGACCAGCTTCCATTAGCTCCTTTGTCCTAATGGTGTTATATGCTGGACCGAATAGCCCCTCCAATACGAGCTTATTTGTCTGTGTTCCATCAAGAGTACCTGTGAAACCAAAGCGATACTTTGCGTCACATAGCTTAGTCATAATACTAACTAAACTCTTTGACTTAAAGTTGTGTGCCTCATCTCCAATGACTACATTAAACTTTTGGAAGAATGGTTTAGGTAATTTGTAGATGGACTGCCAAGTGGTAATAGTAACTTGCTTATCAGTTTTGAGTTCTTTGCCACCATAGATCTTATGGCAATAAGAACCAACATCAAATCCATAATCCTCAAAGTCCTTATACATCTGTTCTACCAAAGATGTAGTAGGAACTACAATAAGAATATTCTCATTGCGTTGAGCATAGTATGCCACTAGGGCATAGATCATTAGCGACTTACCAGACGCAGTTGGAGAAACGATAAGTTTCCTATTTGATTTGAGAGCGGTATAGATCCCGTGGAGCTGATAATCTCTGGGCTTATAAGAAGTAATGGATTTAACCCAATCAGTAACACCAATAGGAGAGATCTCTTCATTTTCCTCATAAGGCAATCCATAAAACTTATTGTCCCTGAATTCATATGTATAACCATACTGTTCACAAAACGCAATAACACGATCTAGCAACCCAACATAGATCTGTTTGGTTTGTGGGGAAAATAAATTAATTGTTCCATCCCAATGCCTCTTACGGAATGATGGATGGAATTTTGCTCCTGGAACTTCAAATGAGAAAGCA